ATGGGCACAGAAAACCAGCACCTGGCCGGTCGCAAGGGCGGCAGTAGCAAGCCGAAACAGCCGGTCGAGGCACCCGACAGCCTGCGCTCGGTCGCGATGGCCAAGATCCTGCTCGCCGTGGGCGAGGGCGAGTTCGCCGGCGTTCCGAGCGAGCGCGATATCTACCTCGACAACACCCCACTGATGGACCCGAGCGGTAACCTGAACTTCCCCAACGTTAAGTGGGAGTGGCGCGCGGGGGCGGTGGACCAGGACTACATCCCTGGCATCCCTGCCGTTGAGAACGAAACCAGCGTCAACGTCGAGTTGCGCAGCGATACGCCCTGGGTGCGCTCGCTGAGCAATACCCAGCTTTCCGCAGTGCGTCTGCGCTTCGCCTGGCCAGCGCTCCAGCAGCAGGACACCAACGGCAACATCGGCGGGTACCGGATCGAATATGCCGTAGATCTGGCCACCGACGGCGGCGCCTATCAGGAGGTGCTGCGCGAGGCCGTCGATGGCAAGACCACCACCCGCTACGAGCGTTCCCGCCGGATCGACCTGCCGGCGGCCACCAATGGCTGGCAGGTGCGCGTCCGCCGCCTGACGCCGAACCAGAACAACAACCGCATCGCCGACACCATGCTGATCGCCGGCTACACCGAGGTGATCGACGCGAAGCTGCGCTACCCGAACACGGCGCTGCTGTACGTCGAGTTCAGCGCAGAGCAGTTCAGCAACATTCCGGCTGTAACAGTCGACTGCCGCGGGAGGAAGGTCCAGGTGCCGAGCAATTATGATCCGGAGACCCGGGCCTACCTCGGCATCTGGGACGGCACGATGAAACAGGCCTGGACCGACAACCCGGTCTGGCACACCTACGACATCGTGACCAACGATCGCTTCGGTGTGGGTAAACGCATCAAGGCCTGGATGGTAGACCGTTGGGAGATGTACCGGATTTCCCAGTACTGCGACCAGTTGGTGCCGGACGGGAAGGGCGGCCAGGAGCCGCGACACACCTGCAACCTGAACCTGCAAAGCCGCGCCGGGGCCTGGGAGCTGCTGCGTGACCTCACCGCGATCTACCGTGGTATGGCGTACTGGGCCCAGGGCCAACTGAAGATCCAGGCGGATATCCCGCGCGCCACCGACGTCGATTTCGCCTACACCCGGGCCAATGTCATTGACGACCGCTTCAGCTACGGCTCGGCCAGTGAGCGCACTCGCTACAGCCGTGCCTTGGTCAGCTACGACAATCCGGCGAACAACTACGACACCGACGTGGCTGTGGCCACCGATAAGCGCCTGCAGCGGCGTTACGGCGACAACCCGGTCGAGGTGGCAGCCATTGGCTGCACCCGCGAGAGTGAGGCCCAGCGGCGCGGAAAATGGGCGATCCTGACCAACAGCCAGGATCGCACGATAACGTTCCGTACCGGGATGGACGGAGCAATCCCGCTGCCGGGATGGGTGATTCCGGTGGCTGATGCGCTGTTGGCTGGACGGGAGATCGGCGGGAGGATCTCGGCGGTTGCTGGCCGAGTGATCACCTTGGATCGCGATACTCAGGCGAAGGCTGGCGACCGGCTGCTCCTGAACCTGCCCAGCGGTAAGGCTGAGGCGCGAACCGTGCAGTCGGTAACCGGGCGCGCGGTGACCGTGACGACAGCCTACAGCGAGACCCCGCTACCGGAACTGGTCTGGACCCTCGATGCCGACGACCTGGCGGTGCCGCTCTACCGTGTGATGAAAGTCAGCCAGCCGGAGCGGGGTGTCTTCGAGATCACCGCTCTGCAGTATGAGCCCGGGAAGTTCTCGGCGATCGACACTGGTGCCAAGTTGGAGAGCCGGCCGATCAGCGTTATCCCGATCACCACAGTTGCGCCGCCGGCGAGCGTCACGCTGACCTCGCACTACCAGTTCGATCAGGGGTTGGCGGTCAGCACGATGACCATCGCCTGGCCTGTTGTAGAAGGGGCGGTGGCATACGACGTCGAGTGGAAGAAGGACAGCGGCAACTGGATCCGCCTGCCGCGTGCCGGCACCACCAGCGTCGATGTGACCGGCATCTACGCAGGAGGCTATCTGGCGCGGGTGCGCGCGGTGTCGGCGTTCGACATCACGTCGGTCTGGAAGAGCTCGATCCTGACCCAGCTCAGCGGTAAGACCGGCGCGCCACCGGCGCTGGCGTTCCTGCGTACCACCAGCGGACCGTGGAAGATCGGCCTGGAGTGGGCATTCCCGGCCAGTGGCGCGGCGGACACCGCCTACACCGAGATCCAACAGTCGGTTACCCCGGGCGGCAGCGAACAGAACGCAACTGCCCTGGGCTTGTTCGCATACCCGACCGACACCCACACGCTGACCTCGCTGGCGGCCGGCGCTCGCCTGGCCTTCCGCGGGCGGCTGATCGACCGGACCGGCAACGTCGGCCCCTGGTCGGCCTGGGTCGACGGTATCAGCTCGACGGATGCGAGCGAGTACAACGAACTGATCACCAAGGAGTACGTCGAGTCCGCGCTGGGCGAGCAGTTCTTCGCCGACATCGATCAGATGCAGGTCGATATCAGTGGCCTGCAGGACCAGATCGACAATCTGACCGATGTGCTGGCCTACGACCCGACGAAGACCTACGCGAAGAACGATATCGTGCGGGTCGGCAACCGGCTGTATCAAGCGAAGCAGGCGGTGCCGCTCAACGCCTCTCCGCCGAATGCGACCTACTGGGCCGACATCGGACAGTCGATCGAGACGGCCAACGGCCTGGCCCAGCAGGTGGCCACCAACACTGCGGATATCACCGAGCTCGACGGTAAGGTCGAAGCGGCGGCTTCGAGCCTGGATGTTCTGCAGGCTGCCGCCCGCCGGGAGCCGGCGACCGGAGAGAAGGCCGATGCGCTGAAGGGCTGGGACACCATTGCTCGAGCCGCCACCGAAGTCACCGTGCGGGCGAACGAGGACGAAGCGCAGGCGAAGCGGACGAGCTTGCTTGAAGCGCGGACTGCAACTGCGGAGGGGCGCATTACCACGGTCGAGCAGGTGACCGCGAGCGACAGACAAGCCACTGCCCAGCGCATCGACCAACTTTCAGCGGAGGTGGGTAGCAACAGTGCGGCAATCCAGACGACGTCCCAGGCAGTGGCCTCTCTGGATGGGAACGTTCAGGCGCTCTACAGCGTAAAGCTCCAGGCCCATGCCAATGGGCAGTCGTACGCCGCTGGCTGGCAACTGGGCTTCGACAGCGGCACGAGCGTGACGACCATGGCGTTCCAGGCTGATCGGTTCCTCTGGTTCAACAGTTCCAGCGGGCAGACCGTGGCGCCGGTCTCGATCGTCGGAGGCCAGATGTTCATCAACAACGCGATGATTCAGGACGGTTCGATTACGAACGCGAAGATCGGCAACGTGATTCAGTCGACCGCACTCGGTGCCAACGGCGAGCCGCTGTGGAAGCTTGATAAAGCAGGGAGTTTGACGATGAACAGCGCAACGTCCGGAGGCTTCATGAGGCAGACAGCGGAGGCCGTTAAAGTCTACGACGCGAACCTGGTGTTACGGGTACAGATCGGGAATCTCGACGCATGAGCTATGGCATCCGAATTCGAAACGCAGCCGGAGGGATCGTGATGGACCTCACCGGCCAGTCGGCGCGGACTGTATATCGACAATCGATTGGAGCGATCACAGGAGGAATGGCAGTGAGTATTCCCGGCTTTGATCCCGCTCGTGGTGTAGTTTTCTTAATCTCAAGCGGCTACCCATTTGGAAACGTCCCTTCCTATAGAATATCTGGAAATGTAATTACGTTTTTGCGAGACGGATCTCCAAATGTTACCTATGTCCTGCATGCGGTAATGTTCTCATGAGCTACGGTATCCTTGTTCGAGGGAACAATGGGCAAACAATTATCGATGACTCAAACCCCTGCATGCATATTGTTGAAGGTGGGGTGTATGGCGTTCAAGGAGCGGTGGAAATTGTTGTAAACTACTCGGCGCCAATTAATTCGCCCTACGAGCCATATGTATACTTCTGTCCTAATGGGCCTCACCAGATTTATAGATTTCGACATCTGGGAGGGGCTGGGGCTTGGTCTGGATTTGCGTTTTACCAGTCTAGTTTCCAAGATACCGACCCGCCGGTATATGGAGGAAAGTGGAAGGCCGCAGCAGTCATGCTACCCCGTATAGGAGGGTGGGGCATGCATGTATTCGATGCTCAGTCGCGTGTCATGTTCGACAGTAATCGCGAGATTATACGGTTTGTTGGAGGGGCGCAGGAGTGGGAGTTATACGCACATAACCCTAATTGGCCCGGAGGTATGCACATGCAAACATGGGCACTTCCATATCCATATGGGTTGTCCACCTATTTTCTGGTGAGTCATTTTAATCTAAAGCATATCTGTACTCTGGAACCCCCTCGTATAGGGTTCTTGTACAATTCCCGGGCCATGATTTTCGTCTCCTCGTTAGTTCCGGATGAGATCGGATTTAAGTTCAACTGGCCACTCATTGTTGTCGCGTAATTTGATGGAGGCTTAAATGGCATGGTATTCAACCGGCACCGTCGCGGTGACAGAAAATAGCCCGACCGTCACCGGCACCGGAACTCAGTTTTCTTCTAATGTCCGGGTAGGCGACGCCTTTATTGCCCCTGACGGGCGCCTCTACGAAGTGAGCAACGTCGCCAGTTCGACGGTCATGTCGATAAAGCCCAACTACCGGGGCAGCACGGCTAGCGGCCAGCCCTATGCGGTGGCGCCAATCCTGGGTTACGACAAGGAGCTGAGCGATCGATTCAACCTGATAGCGAACCAGTGGGGAGGGACGCTGGCCGGCATTCAGCCGTGGGCAACGGCACCGACGCCGGCCCAGGCGAGGAACTCGCTCGAGTTGCGCAGCGCCGCCCAGGCCGATATCGGTACAATGCTTGGAAACGCCATGCCGGTCGGCGCATTCGGGATTGGTTCTGAGCGTCCTGACCGAGCACCATCGATTCATCGTTATGCGACAAGCGTCGAGAATTCGATTCGACAACTGTTGACTCCGTGGCAACTGGCATTAGCAACGGATCTGTGTTGACGATCGGCTACGACGGATCCGACTTGCGAGGAGCGCAGATGTTTTTCGGCCAGGTGCCGGCATCTACGGTCAAAGGTCGGTGCGGGAAATTCTCGTCTGCCCCTATTTTCGAGTTCTACACGACTATAAACACGACGAGAGCAACCGACGGGACGCTTCGTGCTGCATCGCCGGTCGTGCGTATCGCCAACGTTGATGGGAGCTTGAGACCGGACCTCAACGAACTGGACTTCGAGCCTGCGGGGGCTTGGGGTGTAGCCAACGCAGAGGCCCGCGGCGTTACTGTTCAACGGCTCGCCGTTGGCGTCTACAAGGTCTCTGGTAGCCTGGGGCTAGCGAAAGAGGGCTGGCGCGTGATCGACCCTGCGTCTCCCGACGGCGGTCGCCCACTCGGTATCACTGACAGCGAACAGGCTGAGGATGGGACGGTCACCATCCGGCTCTTCAAACAGCGCTGGACACTCAGTGACGACGGCGAAATGGTGCTCGGGAAGGGCGCCCCACTGGATGTCCCGCTCAATAGTTGGATCGATGTCCGATTGTCGATGCCGGCACCTCCCGAGATGCAGCCCGAGACTCTATGACCAGCCCGCACTCTGCGGGCTTTTTTTTTGTGCCTGGAGATCAGCATGCCTATCACTGAGCAGCAACTGCTGCAAATCCTCCCGAACGCCGGCCCTCGCGCCGGCGTTTTTGTTGGTGCGCTGAACCGCGGGATGACGCGCTTCGGTATCACGTCGCCTGTGCGAGTCGCCGCGTTTCTGGCCCAGATCGGCCATGAAAGCGGCCAGTTGACCCGCCTGGTGGAGAACCTCAACTACAGCGCGCGCGGCCTGGCTGCGACCTGGCCGATTCGCTACCTCGGCGCCGACGGGCAGCCCAACGCGTTGGCGCAGCGCCTGGCGCGCAATCCTCGGGCCATCGCCAACAACGCCTACGCCTCGCGCAACGGCAATGGCGACGAGGCCTCCGGCGACGGCTGGCGGTACCGCGGGCGCGGGCTGCTACAGATCACCGGCCGGGCGAACTACCGCGCCGCCGGCGCCGGGCTGGGCCAGCCGCTGGAGCAGGAACCAGAGCTGCTCGAGCAGCCGGAATTCGCTGCGCTGTCGGCGGCCTGGTGGTGGGCCAGTCACGGCTTGAACGACCTGGCCGACCGCGGCGAGTTCGCCGCCATCACTCGGCGCATCAACGGCGGCACGAACGGCCAGGCGGAGCGCCTGGCGCTGTGGGAGCGGGCGAAGAGGGTGCTGTCGTGATCTCCGCCCGTCCTTTATCGGTCGCGCTGGCCTGCCTGCTACTGCTCGGCCTCGGCGCCGCCGGCGGTGTCTGGCTCGGCGCGCGGCACTACCGGCCGCAGCTTGATGCTGCGCTGGCGGATCTGGTCGCCTGCCGCGCCGCCAGGGGAGGCCTGGAGGACGCAGTGGCGGAGCAGGTCCGGCAGGTTGCCGCGCTGCGTCAGGCTGGCGAGCAGCGCGCCCGGGATGCCGCGCAGGCTGTGGATCGGGGACGGCACCAGGCCGCGGAGCAGTATGCCGAAGCCCAGCGCCTGGTACGTGAGCGAACCGCCGGCGGGCAGTGTGCGGCCGCCGAGGCGGTCATTGATCAGGAGTTGGGTCTATGAGGGTGGTGCTAATGCTGGTGATGGGCGCGCTGGCGGGATGCGCCGGCCAGGTCGAGCCTGAGCCGCGCACGGTGCGCGTAGAAGTGCCTGTTGCGGTGCCGTGCCGAGTGCCGGCGGTAGAAGTGCCGGCCTGGGCAGCGGCTGGGCTGAAGAAGAGCGACGACCTACAGACCAAGGTCCGTGCGCTGCTGGCCGAGCGGCGGCAGCGGATTGGTTACGAGGCGCAACTCCTGGCTGCGAACCAGGCCTGTCAGAATTAGGAGTAGACTACGGCCTTTTCCTACGGAGCAGGGCGATGCTGGTCATTCGATTCAAGGGCTGGTCGGTGAAACTCGACCACCAGGTGGGTGGAGCAGGGAAGTTCGGCATCTGGTCATTCCACGGCTCGGAGAGCAGCTACGTCCCAGACATGCAGACGATTCTCCGGCATGCAGCGATCCGGCCGGCGGAGCCGAAGGAAAGCGGCGAAGTCGAGGTATTCATCTGCGACGCGCGCATGCCGCAGAATGAGTGGCGTGCCATAGGGACGGGCGTTGCTGCCTATGAGGCGGAGCGCTGAGTCTAACTCCGTCTGGGTGTGGATGTTGAGAGCTAGCTGTTTTGCTAGTGGTTGCGGTGTTGTTGGCTACCGAAACTGCGCGCTCGAAGCACGGAAGGAACGCCATGGATATCGAACGGACGCATATTCACAGCCAGCACGGCATCAACTTCAGCTTGGCGATCATTCGCCTCGCATGGGCGGAGCGCAGCCGGCTGCTTCACATGAAGTACTGTCCGTCAGTGAAAGCCAGTCACGCGACTGCTGATCTTGCGGTTGAGGTTTTCGACCGGATGCAGGCAAAGGACCGACCTTGCATACTGAGGGTTTTTGTCTCGCTGCCCCTGACCCGAGCTCAGGCTGACTCTCTGAACCAGCAGCGTGTCACCGTTGCTGGCATGGTCGGTATGCTTGCGGGTGTAGCCGGTAAACGCATCAACACTTTTGTTGGAGTTGGCAGCGGCCTTGCAGTTCGTTGGGCGACCCAAGAGAGTCTGCCGACTTACCACTCCGGTGATGTCGTAATCAGCGTTGAAGGGGAGGTGTCCGGCGGGATCGGGCCTCAGCATTCGGTCAAGTCGGAGATCGTCCAAAGCGCGGGAGAGCCCGCATGAATGATGTCATCCAGTTCGCCATCTGGACTGTAGTCATTGTTGCGGTCGGTCACCTAGTGCGCAACAGGGAGGTCCGTAAGTGGCTTGGGATCGCTGTGTTTGTTGCGGCTTGGGTGCTTATTCTTCGATTCTCCTCGGTTAAGTTGGCAGGCTTTGGTCTTGATATCTTGGGGATTTGCCTTGGCATCCTCGGGGTTGACCTTTTTTTTCGACGGGACAAGTTCTCAAAAGCAGATGAATGATGGCGCGCAGGCCGGCCGAAGTGATGGTATTGAAAAACACTACGTCAGCCCAAGACCCTGCCCCCGGCTTGGCCGTCTGGTAATGGACAAGCGGTGTATAGCCGATGACGAACAGAGGATGTTCAAGTTATGGAAACGAAAAAACGTCGGGGCCGCATCTGGCTCTTCCACATCGTATTTTCCTGTCAGATATGCGTCGCCGCCGAGGTCTCGGACGGATTGGAGGAGCTTGCCCGTGGCACCGTCATTCTCACTGTAATGGGCACTTCAGCAACCGGCCACACAAGCGATCATTTCGGGCACAACAGCTATGCCTATGCCCGCGAGGACGCGGCAGCATTTGTAGCCTCAGAAGGAGCAATCTACGGCGTGCAACTGGAGCGCGCCTGGAGGAAATATCAAGCCGACACTCCTGAACCCAGGCTGGAACTGAGCTCCTTTGCTACCGGCCTATTGGCACGTAGTGAGATGCAGTGATGGCGGCAGCAAGCGCTAGGGCGGAAAGCTGCGATATCACTATGCCTGGCCAAAGATGGCAACGAAAGGATGGCATTCAATCGGGGCTTTTCATGTCATCCAAGCTCTTGCTGCTGGTCAAACTACTGGTATGCCTGCCTGTCCACGCCGGGATTGACCTAACGCGGGATAGGCAGGACCACCCCGTTATTGCCAGCAGTTTCTACAGTTCGATATTGCTGGCGACAACGACCATCGGCACCAGCGACCCAAGAGAAGGTACAGAACTCTCTGGAGACGTATCCAAGGAAATCAGCAGCTACGACCGGAAGCTCAAGCTGGCGCATGACGATGCGGCCGCTTTCATCGCTAGCAACGGCGCGATCCGCGGTGCGATGCTGCAAGCGGTGCTGGACACCTTGCGCCAGCGCGCCGAGCTTGCGCGCTACAGTGATCTGCAACTGGCGTTGGCGGTATTGACCTATCCGCCCCGCTAGCCGCTGGTGCTAGTGAAAGGGCCTATAGGAGATCCGCGGCTAGGATGACTTTGCTACGGATTTGCTACAGCAAATTGAGCTTATTTCGTATCTATATGATTTTATTAGGTAATTTTTTCTAGTTTGACCGATCCATCATCGGCGCAACGGAGAAGCGGCGTGAGAGGGCGGCGGGGGCGTTGGTCGGTTCTGGGCGCATCGGGACTTCGGTAGGGAGAGCGGAGCAGGGCGAGGGATTTTATCAGGGATGGGGGTTGGCGGGGGGCTTGGGAGTGGTTGTTCCTCGTTTATGGGCCCACAAGATGGAACCTACCGGCTCCTTACTGCGGCAGCGGTGCGGCTCGACATCTCCTGGCCAGTTGTTCTGCCGCCGGCCAGCCAGCAGGAGTCGTCGGCATGGATGATGGGGCCATTCACCCAGCATCTCCTTCGACGGATCTTGCCTATCTCGCAGCCGACGTCCACCAGTGCGCCTTAGAACTCTCGGCTTTCAGAGGGGAGAACAGGCTACTTCGTCTTTAGGAAAATTCTCAATTGAATTGATAATTACTCGTGTTTAACGTGTTGTGAAATATGATGCAAGTAGGGGAATGAGAAATGAGTAAGGCACCTCTAAATCTAGTTTCTACTACGATCTACGGCGACAACACCTCTATAGATGGGCTTGGAGATCCTGCTGGAGGTGGCACTGGAAAGGGAAGGCGTGTTCCTGGTGTCGAGGCTAGCGAATATCCATTTCTACAAGTCATGCAGGAAGAGTCAATTGTTCGTAGTGGAATTGAAAAAGATGGATACCCAGAGGTCAAGAAGAAAACAGAGAGTAAGATGAGGTCCGCTGCTGCCAAAGCGCGCAAGGCAGCGAGAGATAAATGGTGCTAGGGGCGCTGCCGCAGGATTGTCGGAGCAGATCTTATTGAGAGCGGCAGGTGCTACTCAGACTCTAGCAGGAACCTCTGATAAAGATTTTGGGGCTTGGTGGGCGGGTACTCCGTATGGCGACAATCCCGTTGATCAGATATGGATTAAGGCGGGAATAGACTATGCGAAGTCGAAAGGGTACTAATTTTGCTCTGATAGGGCTCTCGTGTTTGGCTCTGGGGTTGTTTGGTTATATATATTTCACTTCGCCAAGTATGCCTTCTCCAGCAAGGATTGTCTCTGTTAAAGTGGTTGGAAATGGCGGGGCTATATACGAGGTCCTATATGTCTCTGGTGGGGCTACAGTTCCGTTTGTCTATCGCTATTTTTTGATGGAGTTTCAGACTGATGATGCTGAGGCTCTGAAGAAGCTGAGAGGTGCAGAGCCCTTTCTGGTAACGAAGAGTCCTAATGCTGTGCGTGAAATTCATGGTGATCGAGCAGATTTGTATGTCACGGATACTATCTATAAGTATAGGAGTCAGGGATTCTTTATTATCGAAGGGCGACTGGTACCCATTAGGTTCAACCTGAAGGCTACCATGCCTTGACAAATGAAGCGCCGTCACCGCAGGGATGGGAGTGTGGTGGCGAAGTTTTTGTGCTTTAGGATGCAGCAGTCCCTGGTCACATAGGAGTTCCAACACCTCTGCTGGACACCATTCCCTGCCTGCTGAAAGCGCGACTCCCATTATGCGTAGCTGGTCGAGTATCGTTGCCTGTGCCATATCGTCGGTGGCGAGCAATTCCAACTGTCTACCATGGGCGTCCGAGAACCCAAGACCTTCCAGCGAGGCTCGTATGCTGTTAGCCAATCGCTCGATGCGGATGACATCCCCATCAGCCTTCTTGACATAGGCTGCGACCGTTTTTCAGTCACTGACAAAACCTCCGTAATATAGTGCTTACACTTGGTACATCTGGAAACTCTCCGAAGAGACTGGCGTGGCCTCAATGCGCGCGGGACCCACTCTTCCGGATGTGCACGTTTCCCGAGCCTGGCCTGCCAGACAACGCCGCTCCCAATGCCTGGAGGTTTGCGTAGGCGTAGAACCAACGAGAGCCGTGGCAGCTCCTGGCCCTGCCGGTGTGCCCCTGCCGACCTAGTTCATTTGAAATATTGCGATCCAGGCTGGGGCCAGTAAGATGGGCCGTCCGACGACCCGCACCAGCCTCTATCAAGGATCGATGCATGAGACTGCCCCGCCCGCGTTTTGCCCTTTCCGCCGCCTTGCTGCTTTGCCTTTCCGGTTGCGTGTCTGAACTCGATTCGGGCGCCTATGGCAGCATGGACGATCCGCGCAACGCGCAGATGCTGGACCTGGTGGACCAGGCGCTGAAAGGGAACATGGCCGTGGTACTGGTGGCCGACGTGATGCCGCACAAGTCCCTGAGCGATGCGCTGACCATGACCCAGTGGACGCCAACGGCGATCTGGGAGTACGAGAAGGACCCGAAGGTGACCTTCGGCCGCAAGTTCCAGACCAACGCGCTGCAGCGGAAGCCCGACGAGACCTATCTGTTCAAGGCCTTCGAGGTGCATATCCTGCCGCCCGGCAAGTACCTGCTGACCGGCGGCGACGACTACCAGATCCATGGCTTGCTCGACCAGGTCGGCGCCCGCGGCGGTCCGCCCGGTTCGGGCCATGGCGCCAACGGCACCGCGTACCTGTCCCCCGAGCTGTATCGCGAGTACTACCGGGAAGAAGTCTGGAAAGATGCCACCTATGGCAGCGAGATCAAGACCGAGAAGGTCTGCACCGCCGTGCATGTGGCCTCGGGCGCCTGCGTGAGCTGGGGCGAGCAGCAATACACGCAGACGACCCAGGGCTCCCAGGCCGGCTATTACCAGCAGACCGACTCCCGCGACGTACCTTCGATCAAGATCCAGGCACGCTTGCCGGTCGACAAGGCGCTGGCCAGCTTCAGCGTGCAGGGCGGGCAATTGCTGCTGGCCCCGCGCATGCACCTGAAGACCCCCGGCTACAAGTACCAGCAGTCGAAGTGCCGGGCGATCGATCCGAAGAAGATCGAATGCCCATTGGAAAACCTGACCGTCTACACCTGGCCGGCGCCGATGGACTTCAGCCAGTCCCTGATCGCCCAGCGGGCTCTGAGCGACAAGCACCGGCAACTGCTGTCCAGGCTCCAGCCCCTGCAGATCACACCGCTGCGCAAGCAGGGCATGGAAGACCCGGTCTGGGGCGTGCCGCTGTCATTGAAATAG